TAGTTGATCCATTTCATTTAACTTTAAGTTACAATCGTTACAGATGTCTTTTAAAGCTAAATAACTAAATCTAATCGGTCTTCTTTGACCGCCTATTTCTACCTTTTTCATTTTTTGTTACCTTTTTAATTTAAATTGATTTATAAAACTTTCTTTAGTGATATTGAACTTAGCCATCTAGTTGTAGGGTTAGTCCCTCTTTTAAGTGTGAAATCTGCTTCACCAGCTCTATAGTAAATTTGATAAGTACCAGGAGTATTGTTAAGTGATATATTAGTTGTTGTACCCCAAGTATCTTCTAAAACAATAACACCTGCTCCTGATGGAGTTGTCGCTACTGTGTAAGTAAGTAAATAATAATCCCCTGTTGTTAGTATGCCTTGTTTTTGTAAAAAAGTATTAGCACTTGCACCAACAGTTATCATTTTAAAATATCCATCTTCTATAACAGATGCACCTGAGCCTCCTATATACCACCAAGTAGTACCTTCATCAAACCCTGTATCACCAATTAACTCAGGACCAAGTCCATTCGGATAGATATTACCTGTTCCAGTGAAAGTAGCCGAACAAGTTAGATTATCTTCGACTCCTGCATCAAAGCTTACCGATGATACAAGTGCGTTTCCTTGCCAATGAGTAATATCGGTAGGGTCTTGATAATCGGTTGCTTCAGGTGATAATTCAATTTGCCAAGATGATGTTAAAAGTTGGTCATTATTTTGAGAAGTATATTGCCCAGGATAAGCAATAAAAGTAATTGTTGAAGTACCACTTGATATATCTATTATATCTGTTTGAAAAGATACTCTAGTCCAACTTGATGTACTTAAACCTGTTACTCGCCAGAAAATACCTGCTAAATGTGTGGCACTTCCACTACCTTCTACAGTAGTTGCTTTAATATTTGCAGATACAAAAGAAACACCCAATCCATTAAATGCAATATCGAATTGAGTTGTACTACCTTGACCTTTTACATATAAAGAAAAGTTTATTTTTTTACGATGTAATCTAGTTGCATCAACAGAATATCTTAAAGCTTTAAAACTTGTTGAAGCCCCTGTTGTTAGAAGAGAAGCAGTATAATTAGAAAATGGATCAGTTTGTAAATTAGTTTGTGACATACCATTTAATAAAGTAAAATTATCAACTCCACTTTGAGTAAGGTTAGTGCGTAAAATGTTTCTAATTCTATCAGAGAAACTTAAATCGACTAAACTTCTTTCTTTAAGTTTATCGAAGAAATCAGTACCATCTAAAGGTACATCGGGATTTATTGATTGTAATAAGTCGGTTGATACTTCAAAAGACTTTAAACCACCCAAAGACTCAGACCATCCGTCTGAATCCTTGTTGGTTACATCTCTTAAATCCATATTAGTGCTAAACGAAGCTGATGTACTATAAGCTACAGGGTCAAATATTGCTGATGAGCCTGGTGTGATTATTTCAATTATAATAGCATTATCGTTAAGAGTAGCTGTACCATCTTTAATAGATAATGTAGGAACTAATCCGTTAGCATCGTTAGTAAAATCTCTGTAAGTATAACCTTGACCATCATCAGCAGTTATAGTACTTGCAGCATAATTTTTAGCATCTAATGCAAGTTTTATCCTATATAAAAGGTCAGAACCTGTATTTAAGGAATTTGTTGTGGAAACATCATCAAAAACCTCCCCACTACCATTAGTTATATTATCTATCTTAACAGTACCTTGTGTTCCACCATCAGGAACTTCAATCGGGTCAGAAATTAATACTCTAATCCTAGTAACTTGTTTAGCTGGGTCAGTCGTCTTAGCATAAACCAATAAATCCGAAGCGTTTTTAATTGCCATAATTAATGGATTTAAAAGTTAATATTATGATTTTGTAATCGCTCCTGTTCCTGTTAAAGAGATTGAGTAAGTTGCGTTTTCTTCTACACCTGCATCTATAGAGATTGAAGTAATTAAAGCTTGACCTGTAAAAGTTAAACCAGTCATACCGAAAGTACAAGTTATTGCTTCTCTATCTGCAAATTCATCATATAATTCTTCTAAGTAAGCTTTATTTCCATCTGAACTAGGGTCTACCTCTACAAAAGCATCTCCACTTAATTCCCAAGATTTAAGACCACCTAAATTGTCTTGCCATCCATCTGAAGATTTTGTTGTAGAATCACGAAGATCCATATTAACAGAAATTGAAGCTGATGTACAGTGAGCTATCGGCTCTAATCCTGATGCTGTAGTTATACTTAAAACTACGTCTGTTGCGTTTTGAATTGCCATTTTATTTTAATTTTTAATTATTAGACAGTTAAAATTTACGTTTTTGTAGAATTTCTCAGGAGTCTTAAAGTAGTCATCGTCTAAATCAAGAAATCTGAATTTCGCTGTGTAGCTTACACTATCTTCAGTATAAGTCACCTCGTACAAGTCTAAGGCTTCTACGGCTGCCTTGGCTTGATTATATGTTGTGTTATAGGTATCTGCAAAACAAGCGATGCGAATTGATACATCACACGAGTTAAGCGAACCACCTTTAGATAAAAAGTTCGATACGTTAGTTATTTCAAACGTAGAGCAAGGGTAAGATACACCTTGAGGTATAATAACAGGGAAAACCTTGTTATTACCATTAGCTGTCGTAAAAGCAGCCGTTGCTTGTAATCTTGTTACTATTTCTTTTCCTATTACTGCAAACATATCTTATCTTAAACCTGCTTGTCTAATCATTTTTTCTACCAACTTATCTAAGTCGCTTTCAGCTTGTAAATATATTTTTGAATCCATTTTTTTGGCTGTAGCCTCAAAGACATTTGGTCTAGGCTTTTGTGGTATGCTATTACCTTTAATTTGCATCGCAGCTAAATTGTAACTATCCTTTCCTTTTACTGTTATAGGAGTAGTTTTGCGTTTTATAGGACCAACAAATAAGCCTGGTTGTCTTGATTTTCTAGCAGTAATTATACCAATCGTTTTCCAAGTTGGTGTTCTACCTGCTTTTCTTTTTCGTTTAAAAACTTTATCACCTACTCTTGTTTCGTATTTAAACTCATCTTGATAGGCTTTTTGAATACCTCTAGCTAACATATTAGCAGCAGGTCTAAGAGCTTTATTTATAGCTGTACGAGACTCTCTAGCCGTCTTACCAAGTCTTTTCAACCTACGCTGAACATCTTGAATATTACGAACTTCAATTCTTATCTCGTTCTTTTTATCCTTTGCTTTAGCCATAACTATATTGGTGAAGCTGTTGGTAAATCTTGTTTTACAAAAACTTCAATGAACTCTTTTCTAGGGTCTATAACGAAACCTAATATCTCGTATATATCGCTAGATTGTACTTCCTCAATAATCCAATTAGCTTTTATGCCTTTTGTCTCACTTGAGTATCTTATGGTATAAACAAACCGACCATAAGATTGTAATTCTTTTCCTTCAAACTTCTCTTCGATGTCTCTAAGGGTTTTAACATTTTTATTTGCCCAAACTGTAGCTTGAACAGAATAAGTGCTTGAAACGCCTCCAAAACCATCTTGAGTTGAAGATATTGACTTTAACTTAATTCGTTGGTTAAAATCACCTGCCTTTATTTTAGAAATAAAAGCCATATACTATAAATAGCATTTATAAGGTTGTAGTAATATCTCAGAAGCCATTGGAAACGCTCTCTTGCGATCCTCTCTGAAATAATACATATCACTTGCAATTAATTTAATCGCTTGTTTAATAGCATCAGGAATATCACTTGCTGCATCGCCAATACCTGTTTGAAATTGGAAATAATATATTCCGTCAGTTGTTCCAACCAAATCTGATGTATCTATTGCATCAGAAGGTGTGTTAGTCATTTTTACCTGACAAGGGTTAGTATTTTGATTTGAGTACCAATTAGTGTTGGCAAAATAAGTATAGGTAGAACCTACTGAGGCTAAATAATATAAACCATCTTTATTTGACCCATTAAAATTAAACTTACAATCAGGATAATATAAACTAAATTTAGATGGTAAGTCGTTAAACCAAAGTTTGTACTTAGCTGTAATAAAATGTCTGTTACAATAGTGTTCAGCCATTTGAGTCGCA